GAATGTATGGATCAGCAGGTGGTAGAACAGCTAATAACTTCTTTCATATAAGTTTATTATCACCTTGGACAGATACAATGAGAAAGATTGGTGGTGCAGTAGGATTCGAAACACTACGTAGCATGAATAGAATAGCAGCTAAGACATATCGTGCAGACGGCAAGATGCCTGTAAAATACAGAACAGCAGCAAGATTACTTAGACAATTTGGTTTAGAAGATTATTCTAAACCTGATCCTAAAACTGGTAGATTTAAAACTATTGGTGAGATGGGTGAGATGATGGGTTCAGTAGACTCAATGAGATTTAGAGAAGCTATGATTAAATTTGCTAATGAATCAATATTTGCACCTAATCCTGATGATAATCCTTTATGGGCGCAAACACCTATTGGATCAATGATTTATCAGTTAAAAGCTTTCCCAGTTATGATGGGAAGATTATCTGGCAACATTATTAAGGAAGCTTATCAAGGTAACGTAGCACCTATGATTTATTTCTTTACAGTTGCAACTGGATTAGGAGGAACAACATCTTTAGCATTGAAAGATATTATACAGATGAGAGGTGGAGAAGATGAAAATAGAGCAGCTTTACGTGAAAGATTGCTTACAAATATATCAAAAGAATTTGGAAATAAAGATGGTAAAATAAAATGGGTTGCTAATGCGGAAGATGATCTTGCTCAATTTGTAAAAGATCATCCTGAAATGGCTAGTATTGCAATTGCTGCAGGATATAACCCTGGTATGCATGGTAGTATAGATTCATTCTTTGGATGGTATATAGAATCTATATTGCAAACTGGTGGATTAGGTATGCTTGGTGAGCTTCTTTATAATGCTGCTGCACAAGCAGATAATGGTAATTATGGTTTCCAACGTATGTTATCTTACGTTCTTGGACCGTCAGTTGATATAGGTGTAACAGGATGGAATACTATTTCTGCTGGTCAAGAATTTGTTTCAGACGCTGCAGGTGGTGATGTATCAAATGCTAAAAGACGTTCAGCTATAAGATCATTGTTAAATCGTATACCATTCTTAGGTGGTAACAGAAGCTTTAGAGAGCAAGGAACTAATATACTGGCAGGAGAAGCTGATGACAACAAGCAAGTAAGATGGGGTAATACATCAGGATTCTCTGGCGGTTTCGGATCAGCAACCTTCTAAGTTTTCTTTTCTGGTGGAAGAGGAGGCTTGAATATATTAGCTTCAGCTTTCTTTTTTTCTTCACGTAAATCCTTTTTTATATTTTTTAAGACAGACTTCTTTTCTCTATCTGCTATAGCTTTATCAAGATAAGCAACCTTCTCTTTGTTGTCCATTATCTTCCACTCAGCATCTTCTATCTTTTCTTGAGTCCATTTGTTTTTCTCCATCTCTTTTAATTGTTCTGGAGTGTATTCAGCAAATCCCCAGTCGTCTTTATTTGTCATCTATAACCTCACCTGTACATGCAGCATAACCTGCTATATCTATCCATGAATCCATATGTGTTTCATCTTCCATAAGTCTTGCTATCTTCATCCATATCATCATCATACCATATTGACCTTCTGTTATCTCTGTTCCTAGTATTAGTTGCCAACCTTCTATGATTCTCTTGTAATTTATTTTTGGATCTCCATATCTTAAATTTCTATCACCTTTTATTATAGTAACTGCTTGATTAAGTATTTCTTCCTTAGTTAATTTTGTAGCCATAGTGATCTCCATATTGTATCTTATTTATAATGTCTTCTATTTGTGCTTCTATTTCTCTAACTTTATATTTTATATCTACTATTTCTTTTTGAACATATCTGTTCTTATCTAGTATCTTTTGTCTTTGATCTCTTATCTCTGCATCAAAGCTATCTAACTCATCTAATACTTTTAGTCTTCTATTTATACTATCTAACTCTACTTCTTTTAACTCTTGTTCACGAAGAAGGTTATTCATTTTAGTTCTTAAATTTAAAATTGCATTCATTGTTTACCTTCATATGTGTTAGTTAATCTATCCCACTCTTGTTGTAATGCTTCGAGCTTTGAAGAAAGCTCGAAGCGATTATGAAGTTTCTTCAGGTCATTTGATTTCCTAACTAATTCTTTCATTCTTTTTATTTCAGCTAAGTTAGCCTTAGAAAAAAAAGAACGAGGTGGTTGACCGAATGGACCCCATGACTCACTCATGAAGCCACACTCGGTCTGGGTTGGTAATAATTGTGGTCGTCACATATTTTTACAGCCTCTATATCATGCTTACCACACCACCAAGACTTATTGCCCATCTGGCTTGGCTTTGCATGACTACAGTTATGACAAGCTGCTGGGTAAGTTTCTCCTTCCCAACACGCACTTCTTTTGAAGCACGTCTTACAACGCCAATCTGTAGCTGTAGCTGATAATCTCCTTTCATTACCTTCTAAAACTATCTTTATTCTACGTTGTAAATCTGCATATTCAAATTCATCATAGTCAACTATCTCACTAAGATACTCGCTAGTATTTTTATTGTAAGAAACAAAACATGACTTATGTATTTGACTTAAACCCATTATCAATTGCATCTGTGCAAAGTATTTAGGATCAGAAGATTTCACACCATACTTCTGACACTTCTTCCATCTGGCATCATTCATACTTTTTATTTCTAGTATGTGATTAATACCATCTAATACTATGTTACCATCTGCATTACCCATTACATGATCACCAAAGTCTGAGTATCTAAACTGTTTACCTGTTACATCATCAACTTCTTTAACATCATAACCTGCTAGTTTTAAATCTGCTACAACATCTTCTTCTATTCTATGACCATCTCTAAATATTCTTTTTAATTTTGGTATTATCTCTGACTCTGGATATCCACGAAGACACAAAGCTAAGTATTGATTACAAGGATTACCAACACCTGATGCACCTATGTAACGTCTTGTCTCTTCTCTTGGCTCATCTGCATAAGCATCATTGATTGCGTCTTCTATCTTTTTAGAATTACCTAAATATTCATCTATGTTCATTTATAATCCTTATATCTTCTTCCTGCATATATTCTGTCTTCTTCTTCTTTGGACACTATTCTTGTTTTATATCCTCTTTCTGCAACTTTCATGCGTGTATCTTCGTTCAATGATTTAGCTTTCTTCTTTGCTTTGATCATCAAGCTTCGATAATCCCTCTGTCTGTTCGTCTTCTTCAACTTTTGCAACCTCATATATTCCTGATGCTATTTCTTCTAACTCTTTTCTTGTAAGGTTTGAAGCCTCTTTTGTCTGCACATCTACTTGTGCATATTGCATTGATACATCAGGTATAACTTTGTTAAGCAATGCAGAAAAAACTCTTGCTTGTGTAGGAGTCCACTCTCTCTTACCTTGTAATACTTCTTGTGCCATAGTAAGATTCTTAGTCATCTTCTGTGATATCTTACCCCTCAGCAAAGATACTTGCTGAGGAGTAAGTGTTGGTGTTTTATCTGACATTAAAATGGTATTTTGTCTTTGTCTGCTGACTCATTCAAGGAGGAATTAGGTTCAACAGCGTCAGAATGAGATGGAGGATAATATGCTCCAAATCTTTTAACCCTACTACCCTCTCTCTTCATACCAGTGTTGTCAGTATATTCATCTTTCTCTACGTGTACTCCCACGCTTAATCCTCTCAGAGAAGATATATCACCAGGTTTGTCTGGGGATGGGTGTCCACCATGCGTTAAGAGAGCTTTTAGTTTCTCCCTTCCCCACTTTTGAGCATTAGATTTATTTTGTTTTTCCTCACTGCTCAAACTCTCACCAGCAGGAACATGTACGTTGATAAAATCTTTTATACTTGCTCCTGATCCTAGATCTTTTAATTCAACAACAACTTGCTTACCACCAGTACGTGTATCTCTCACCTCTGCTGATACTATATCACAAGTATAGTCTCCTGCTTTTAATATTGTTCCACCACTTGATTCTTTTTGTGCATCAACACTTTCAAGTGATAGCTCTCTAAATGAAAATGACATTACGCAGCCTCCTTTTTGTTTTTAGGTTTGTCTTTCATTAAATCAAATATTTCAGTAATGTCTGAAACTCTCATTACTGCTTCTACCTTTCTGTGTGGATCTCTTACTTTTCCATGCCATCCACGAACTTCATCACACACAACAAATCTTTCAATAGTTGGATCTGTTCTATCACCATCAGTAACACGAACACCGCAGAAGACGTTATCAAAGATACCTGGAAGTTGCTTTTGCACACCAGAACCTTTTATCATTGCCCAGTAATCCGTCTCACCATTGTCATCCTTTTCTTCTTTTGCTAATGCTGTGACTAATACATTGTAAGGTAGATCTCTTATCCACTTAATACTACCAAGCATAAGTCTTTGATTATCTCCCCACATAGCAAGTTTATTCCTGCTATCTCTGTATTCATGTTCAAGGTGAGTTATAAGTCTATCAGATAATTCTGTTAAACTATCTAACATAATCCACTTATATTTCTGTTCCTTAAATTCTTTTGAGTCCATGATTTTACATATACCTCTGAATGAGTATATGTTTTCTTCAGGACTATTCTTCCCATCCCAAGACGTGAATGGTAGGTAGTCAATATCTTCACTCATTACAGAACGAAGACCACTTTCACCACTTATGATAAATCCTTTACCATAATATTTTTGCATATTAATTGCTTGGGTTGTCTTTCCCCAACCATGATGTCCGTATAGTAATGTTTTTTGTACACCTGCATTCTCAACTGCTGATGTTGTCATAGGTTTAAACGTCATTCAAACTCCTTACCTCTATTGAAGGTTTTACATGTTTAATTGTTAGTGCTTCATCAAGTTCTTTTTGTTCAGTTGTCGTTAGATTTTTATAGTTCTTACGATGAACACTAAGATTTTGATTCACAAAGTGTGGTATACTCGTACCATATATAGCCTGTAATTTAGGACTATCCCAAATCCAGTTCTCTCTACGTTTAAGAGTAACCTCAAAGTTATTAGACTTTTTCGTATGCACGCCTGCTGTGTCAGGTAAAGTTTTAATTATTTGTTCAAATACTGTTTTCTTTTTAAAGTCTAATTTATCAATCTGACTTGAAAGACTTTCATATTGTGAACACAGTTCATCAAAACTTTTCTGCTCTGGAGTTGATACGTTTTTGTCGGTGGTAGTTCCATCTTCATTGACGACTACCTTAAATGGATCGTATTCTTCCATATATATCTCCTTAAGTTAAAGTTATGACGGATAACACTGTTAGCCAATCATTAATAATTTATGTGTATTGTATTGACGACAGGTTGTCAATAAGTATATATAAAAAAAAAGGAGGTATATGAGATTCAATATATCAAAACTAATCAACGATTTAGGAGGAGCTACAGAAGTAGCAAAGAAAATAGGTAAGCATAGAACTGCACCATACGGCTGGATAAATAGAAATAAAATGTCCACAGAAACTTTATCATTAATTAAAAAAAACTTTAAGGTGAACATAGATGAATACTTTGAAACTAGCAACTAACACAGAAATTACAAATGAAGCACTAGAATATCTAGAGAGAGGATGGTCGGTTATACCGATCCATCCGAGTAAAAAATTACCACTAATAAAATGGAAAGAATATCAAACAAGACACGCAACAGAAGAAGAGATAGATAATTGGTTTAAACAATTTCCTGATGCACAAGTTGCAGTTGTTACAGGAAGTATATCAAACTTAATTGTTGTTGATGCTGATAGTGAAGATGCAAATAGATTTTGTAAAGCTAATAATTTAACTTCACCTTTCTCTGTAAAAACAAAAAGAGGTTATCATCATTACTTCAAACATCCAGGTGTTGGTTACAAGAAAAAGAATGCAACAAATTTATTTGGTGTAAATAATTTAGACTTACGTGGTGATGGTGGTTATGTGTTAGCACCTCCAAGTCATGGAAAAAAATGGGAACCTTTTACAATTGACTGGGAGGATATGCCTATTTGGGTAGGTGAAGGTGACTTAGTAGACGTTGATTTTTCGTGGGAAAACCTTGATTTATCGAACATTCAAGTCAAATCTCCAGAAGATTATTTACCTACATGGGAAAGATTTGAAAACATTGTAAGTAAGAATGGTAAGCTAGGTGAAGGTGATGGACGTAACGATGCATTGATCAGATATGCAGGTGAGAAAGTTAATAAAGGAATTATAGGTAGACAACTTAGAGAACTGTGTAACAAATTTTGTGACACATTTTTTACACATAGTTTAGATAACGAAGAGTTTGAAAGAACAGTTGGTAGTGCAGAAGAAATGCACAAGCGTGAACATCCACATCTATATGATGCTGATGGATCAAGAGTTAATAAAAAATTTAAACCTATATATGCAAGTGATATAGAATCATTAAAAGAAAAAACTTCTAACCAAAGATATTTAGTTGATCCTTTTTTACGACCAGCATCTATCATACAAGTGTATGGTTATTCTGGTCATGGTAAATCATTTATAACTTTGACAACAATGTGGCATCTATCTTTAGGTAAAAACTTTGGACCATTTGAAATCAATGCACCGATGAGAGTTTTGTATATGGATTTTGAAAATGGTGCATCAACTGTTACTGACAGACTAGATATCATGAACAAGTCTTATGGAGATCCAGATGTTAACATGATGTATTGGTCATCAGCTTTGATTAAATCTGAAGATGGTGGCGATATGAATTTACAAACAGAAGAAGGTGTTGAGATCCTCCAGGGTTGGTTAAATGAGTTGAAACCAGACGTGGTAGTTATTGACACTGTGCGTACAGCTTTCCCTGGTTTGATGGAGAACAATGCAGAACAGTGGGCAAGAATAAATAGTATATGCCTGAAGATCCGTAACAACGGATCGTCAGTTATTATGTTACATCATGCTAACAAACCAACACAAGACGGGCTAGGTAGAGAGGCTGGATCAACTAACCAGTTGACTGTCGTTGACCAACAACTAAGAATTACTCCCATTGTGGAGGATAAAGAAATGGCTAGAATCAAGGCTGCTAAGCACGATCCTGCCAAAATTATGTCATTGAATCAGTTATTAGAGGCAGACAGCAGGCTAGGTTTATCTATAGAAATGTCTTATGGAAAACTTCGTGACCATACGGACAACCATGCTACTGTTGCAATCGGTTTTGCAGAAAGATTATCTAATGGACAGCAGTATATTATCTCAGAATCTTCACCTAAACAAAAGGTTTTAAAGATGAGTTTATCTGGAGAATCACCTGTAGATATAGCAAAATTATTAATGATACCAACTCGTACAATAAAGAGGTGGCTTGGGCTAGATGAAAGTTAACATTGATAAATACCCTATTGTCAAGATTACGTGGGTTGATGCAACTGATGGCGATTCTGGTTGGGTTTCCTTTGATGATATTATTAATCACAAGCTTTCTACTGTTGTGGATATTGGTTGGCTTGTCGTCAAAACTAAAGAAAAAATTATACTTATGTCTAGCTTTGGTGATCATGCTGATTCTCCTGAAGGAGGTAGGTATACTGCAATCCCATCTGGCTGGGTAAAGAAGGTAGAATATTTAAGTGTTGAATCTGTTAGGGTGGTAGAATGACTACGCTACGGCTTCGCCTTCACTAACTTTACTCTGCAAGACATCGCCTTCAGCGATGGCTTGCTACGCAAAGCAAGCATTCTACCAAGAATTTTAGACTTGTCAACCCCCCTAGATTTTGTGTATAACTTTTAGCACAAATACTACATATAGGTATTGTATGAAACACAACTATAGGACATATGCCAAAGCGAGTACCTGTTACGAATCAGGATTTGGCTTGGCTACGTCAGAATGCATCAACCATAACTGTGAAAGACGTATCAGCTTACTTCAACTGTTGCGTGGACACTGCAAAAAGAATCTTACACCGAAATGACATTATACATTTTGATGGAGCTAAGTACGAGAAACGTAGAGATCACGATTTAAAAATGTGGAATCGACCCTGTATGGGTTGTAAGTCTACTGAGTCTCGACCAAAGAATCAATACTTCTGCGATGTGTGTCGTGAAAGAAACGACATGGACAACGACCATGATGGCTGGGTGTAATGGGTACACCGTTACAAACCGTTACCAACTTCGGAGGCTAAGACGTGGCAAAATATACGTATTTCGAGACAGGCGATCCATTCTCTGAGTGGCACAGGAAACAAAAGGGAATAAGACAGATAGATATAGATGGATGTGAAATCTGTGAACACTGCTATGAACCACTGGCATTGACAGAGAATGCTTATGATATTGGGCAAACATTCAAAGCATTCTGGACAACAAGATTGCTGGCATTGAAAGCAAACATACCAGCATATTGTATACTGTATAAAGTAGATGAGGCTACTGAGAATAGAGATATTGTTTCTCTTAGAATAAAACGTATAGCACCTGTAGTATCAAAAGAATACATCACAATAGATCCTGAAGATTTTAGGAAAGAGTTATTAAAACTACATGAGAAACATAGATTAGTTTGTAAGGTATTGAATGAGTGGAAAAGCACCGAAGCGTAAAGGTAGTGGCTACGAAAGAGAGGTAGCAAACTACATGAAAGAAAAGATAAACATTGATGCTTCTCGTACACCTATGAGTGGCGCAATAAATAATCTACGTGCAGACTTGATGGGTACACCACATCTACATGTTGAGTGTAAACGCACAGAAAAATTCCAAATCTATGCTGCACTAAAACAAGCTGAGGTTGCTAAGAAAGACGAAGAATTGGTTGCTGTTATGAATAGACGTAACCAGATGAAAACAGGCGAGTCACTTGTCGTTATGAGATTAGATGATTGGCTTCCCCTGTATGAATCATACTTAAAAGAGAGAGGTGCAAAATGAAACTAAACTTCTGTGTTGCTTGTGGCACAGGGGATAACTTAATTTACCACCACCTTAAACCGAAGGTTTATGGTGGAGAAGACAGTGACGATAACTTACTAACCCTATGTCAATATCATCATGGTATCATACACTCTTATGAGTGGCGTGGTAATCTTAGTGAACTTATTAAACATGGGCAAGCTAAAGCAAAAGCTGATGGTAAGCGTGTACATGGTACAACTGAAGAAATGGAAAAACTAAACGATTATCAAAGACAAGAGTGGATAAAATATTGCTGTCGTCTTAAGCCGTTTCTCATACCTGGGATAAGCAGGCGTGAACAGGCTGAGATATGGCAGATAAGAGGCTTTCGTAGATTTAAGAAATATAAAGGTAAAGAAGGAACGTGGGACGAAAGCAACGTAAGAGATGTAATAAAGTGTCTTGAAACAAATAAACTATTAGGAGGTTAACATGCCAAATGTCGGTGGAAAAAAATACTCATATACAAAAGCAGGAATGAAGGCGGCTAAAAAAGCAGCTAAAAAATCTGGTAAGAAAATGGTTATGAGTAAGCCAAAAGCAAAAGGTAAAATGAGAGGTTACTAATGGCTTTACAATTTGCAGAAGATAAAAGTGAAGATATAAAAATCATGGCTAAGACTATGTGGGGTGAAGCACGTGGCGAATCTGAAGAAGGGAAGATTGGTGTTGCGTGGGTTATCCGTAATCGTGCAGAGAATCCATGCTGGTGGGGTAAGACTGTTGCTGGTGTGTGTTTGAAGAAGTGGCAATTCTCTTGTTGGAATGCCAACGATCCTAACTCTGACAAGATTGCAAATCTAAGTGATGATGAACTATCACCTTTTATTGATATAGCAGAATCAGTATTAGATGATAGTGTGTCTGACCCAACAGGTGGAGCAACACACTATCACACTGAGGCAGTTGATCCTAAGTGGGCAGTGGGTAGGGAACCTACATGTACAATTGGGCATCACCTCTTTTATAAGGATATAGGATAATGTGGCAGTTACTAGCAAAGCCATTGCTTGGTGTAGTAGCAGACGGAGTCAAAGGTTTCGTTGATACTAAGAAAGCAAAGGCTGAACAAAAATTAACAAAGATAAAAGCTGAAACAAAACTGATGGAAGATCAGATCAAAGGCAAAGTAGGATGGGAACAGAGTGCCGTTGATCAAATGAAAGGATCGTGGAAAGATGAGGTAGCATTAATTGTACTACTTCTTCCAGCCGTTTTAGTATTCACGCCTTTACAAGATCACGTACACAAAGGCTTTATTGCACTCCAAGATTTACCGTCATATTACCATAACTTGTTGTACATTGCGATATCTGCCAGCTTCGGCATCAAGGCAGGAGCAGGTGCAATGAGTTTGTTTAAGAAAAAGTAAAGTCGAGTTGTCGTTAACGGCAATCAACTTAATTTATCTACAATAACTTGGTGATCTTTACGGCTTAACTTCGTGTACCTTCTTACCATGTCAAGATTGCTGTGTCCCATCAGGTCGGCTATCGTGGTTTCACCAACACCAAGACGTTTAAGTTCAGTACCATACGTATGTCTATGGTCGTGAACAGTATAGTCTTTTATACCGATTACATTACATACTCGCTTGTTGTGATTGCGTAGCCATTTCGCTGAAAAAGGTTTGCCTATGTATCTGTGTGAAGATTTATCTCTATGAACAAACACATAGCCAGAAGTGTTGAGCTTTACTGTTGATAATATTGCTTGAAGTTTTTTAGGTATGTTGACCACTCGTTTATTCTTTCTTCCATACCTACCCTTGTGTGATGTTTCTATAATGAAGTGATCGTGAAACAAGTTGTGTGCTTTGAGTTGTCTTGCTTCGCCAGAACGACAACCAGTATACAATATGAACGATAGTATTCCTATCTCATCGCCTTGTAATTCGTTTAAGTATTGTTTTTTTTCATGGGGGAGTAAGTGCCTATCTCTTGCGTCATCTACTTTAGGCATTATTATTTTGGGAATCTTGACCATTAAACCAAGATCACATGCGTGATTCAACACTGCTTTGATGATGTTTAAATCTCGTTTAATTGTAGATGATTTGTTGTGCTTGTGTATTCTGTTGACATATCTCTTTATGTCTAAAGAGTTTATAGAATCCAAGTCTTTCTTTCCTAGATGTTTTGATTGTCTGCGTATGAGTATCTTATCTGTATCACTCATATCCTCGTTGATGTAATGCTTTATAGCATCATTAAATTGATTCATGTTTACCCCTGTATGTTATACAATACACATACAGAGGTAAACTTATTGTGTCAAGTCATAAGATACTCTTTACATAATCTTTACCTTTATCGGTAAGTCTGTAGACAAATACACCCTTGCGTCCATCAACTTCTTGCTTCTCTCTCTCAACCATGTTGTTGTTGCTTGACTTGTATATCTCAGCCATCACTTCCAACATGTCTATATCCTTGTTGTCTTTCTGCAACAAGTGATGAATAGATTTTGCTGTGCGTTTCAAGATACCTTTCTTCTGCCACAGATTGAATAACACCATGTCAGTAATAGCGTTGAAAGGTTTTTGACTTTCATTTGCCAACCAAGTTCTAGTGTCTGGATCAATCGTAGTTTTCTTGTATGTTTCTTGTTTTGGTTTCGTCTTACTTGGTTTGGATATCGAAGCCTCTGGCTTCGAATCCAAAGATTTCTTTGGGATAAAACTCATTTGTGCTTCTTCGTAAGACAACACAATCTTCTTTGCTTTACTTACTGACAGATAACCTTCATCTATCAATACTTGTAATGCTTTGTTTACTTTATTCTTAGGCATTGTGTACCTCCTCTATAAATTTTGGTTTGTTAGTCTTTGTCCACTTGTGCATTTTTGTTTTTGCAAAAGTGTAGTATCGTTTATAACCCATGATAGTATCATCAAGAGTTCCACCGTCTTGTTTGTATTCATCAGGCATACATTGTGGTGGCACTGTGAAATCAAATTGTGGAAATGAATCTACAATCTTGTTTGATAATGCAACCACTGATATCTCACACAATGCGTCAATACCTTTGTGTGCAGTACCAAATCTATTGTGCCATTGATTACCTAATCCCATACCATGAGATACAGCCCACTCGAAGTTTGCTACAGAATCTCCAACCCAAATAGTCATAGGGTGTTTCTCGTATGCAGATTTGTATGGAGCCTCATCATGTAGTCCATGTCTGTGCAACGCTGTTGAACACATCTGTGCAACTTCGACAATCAGTTTACCTATATGCTTATCGCCATACATAGATGAAGCACGTAGTGGATTTTTGTCTAGGAAAAATATATTCATATCAATTCTCGTCAGTTAGTTTGTTTATATGTAACCAGATATAATTAGTTTTCTTTTTAGAATACTTTCGTATTCGTAGGAACACTAGAATCTTGTTCATTAATTTTATCATCATTACCCCCTTGTATTTGATGTGATAGTTTATTACCCCTACGCAACCAATCTGGAACAAACATATTGTTTGTGTAGTCTTTGAAACTTGGTATCCTACCCAAGTCCTCGAACACATGTTGTTCTCCAATGTATCTCGTAGGTATTTCTTTTCCGTCTGAGTTTGTGATGGTAGTTCCAAATTCTTTTTCAAGCAGGAAGATACCCTCACTATGATGTCGTAAACTTCTGTGTCTAAAATCAGCAACCATAGATTTACTTTCATCAAACCATTTGTGTAAAGGCAGATAATCTTCTGCCTTTCCACCATATTTTTTAGCACTAGATTTTGCATGTTCGATTGGGTGTGCCATTAGATACTCACTCTCTCTTCTTCGGTAGTCTGTATGTTCCAACCATGCTCAACCTTTATCTTGTTTTCTGTTGAGTTCCATCTGATTGTACCACTACTACCATCATTGATTTCCCAACCACCATACATAAGTGAAAGAATATCATAAGCTAAATCTTTAAGTACATCTTCAAACGTCATCTTGGATTCGTTCTTCTTATCTCTCCAACGAGTACCCTCTTTAGATTCTTTACCATATCCTTCCCTTTCAAATGATAAGTACTCTGGTGGTATACTATCATTTGTATTTCCATCTTTGGTAAAGTTGATGTGAACATCTTCTATCTCCCCATCATCTGCATACCCAGAGTAATTAACTTGAAAGTTTCGTATGTTGTGTGCTTTCAACCAATTCTTGTAGGTATCCATTCCACTATTGAATATGAAT